TGCCGATGTGTCTGTTATAAGCGAAGTCTCTTCGGTGGTCAACTGTGTTTGCGAAGTTTTTTCGATTTATTTTGAAGTGGCCTTTATCTCTATTTCCGCGGAAAGCTGTTCGCACAGTTCCATAACCTGACGCGTGAAGTCTTGTAGGGCGTCTGTCTCGGTTGCCCCCTTGCCTATGGGGTCGCCCTCCTCCAGCGGCTGGGGGCGGGCAATCCAGACGTCGTCCATGCAGTCGTACAGGGTGATAATGGGCATTGTCGTTGCTCCTTAGCCGAAAGCCACAATGTCGCCGGTTGCGACGTCTTGGGCGAAAAAGGTCATGTTGGCGGGGTTGTAGCCAAAGGCTGCCGCGTCGCGCTTGGCGCGCTCAATGCCTGCCGCGCTGTCGCGGTTCCAGCTAAAGGCGAGGATGGGGGCTTCGAAGGCGTCGGTTTGAAAGTAGATGCGGAACTTAACGGTCATAGCAGGGACTCCGAAAGGGTAAGGGTTATTGGATTACTTCTTCTCGATGCTGTGAACGCGGCCGTCGCGGCCCATACCGTCCCAGCAGCCGGGGTTCTGGGCGTCTTCTTCCATGAAGGTAACGCCAATCTGGGCGAGGAAGGCGAGGGCGTCTTCAGCGGTCTCAAAGGTTGCCAGGGTGGGGCAAGAGAAGATGCTGTCCATGCGGGTCACGACGTACATAAGGTTAACTCCATTTCGATACTCGGCGTTTGCCGATGTGTCTGTTATAAGCGAAGTCTCTTCGGTGGTCAACTGTGTTTGCGAAGTTTTTTCGATTTATTTAGTGGGCGGCCCTTAGGCCGCCACGCATTGCATTTTACCGCGCCCATGGTTCTTACCATTGCATGAGCATTCGCAGCGCATAATCTGGCCCGTGGCGTTCATGCAACGTGCATCACACTCGTGCATGGAGGGGCTGTTTTTGCGCTCAATCATGCGGGTTGCGACAACGCGCTCGCCTGACGGCAGGCGGCCAGTGAAGAACTTAGCCTTGCTGATGCCTGGGCCAATGTGCTGCACCTGCGTAAGCTCAAAGGTTTCGCCGTTCGCCGTGTCGTAGAAGTACTTGATGATCGCCATATCAATCTCCATCAGTTGATGATTTGTTATATGCGAAGATTGTTCGTAGTGTCAACTCGTTTGATAGCGTTTCTTGAATTTTTTTTGTTCCTCTCGTATTTTGGTTAAGTGGGTGCCAGAAATATGTGAGTTTTCAGATGCCTAAGAAAATAGATAACGCTGAGCCCAAAAAGATGGGGCGGCCTTCGCTTTATCGCCCTGAATATTGTGAGCGCGTCATTGAAATGGGCGCGGAAGGCAAGAGCATTACGCAGATGGCGGCCACGCTTGGCTTTGATAAGCAGACTTTTGCGGATTGGAGGGGCGTCCACGCTGACTTTTCAGCCGCTCTCTCGCGCGCGACGGCGCTCTCGCAAAAGTGGTGGGAGGATCGCGGTCAATCAGGGCTTGGCGATCGTAACTTTAACGCGGCCTTGTGGATGAAAATTGTCGCGTCCAGGTATCGCGATGATTACGCGGATCGAAAGGAAATAACCGGCGCGAACGGTGGGCCGTTGCAGGTGCAATCGACTGTTGTCGATGTGTCGTCGCTTGACCCCGACGATTTGCAGGCGCTGGAAATCGTGCTGCGCAAGGCTGCGGATGCGGCAAAGGATAAGGGCAAGTGACGGTTACCATTAAATACAAAGGCCAATTGATCGACGTCCATCGCACGCTGCTGGAAATCGAAAAGCGGCGCCTTGAGGCGTCGCTGTATGATTTCACAGTAGCGGCATGGCCGAATGTCGATAGCGCAGAGTTCGCCCATGGGGGCTATGCGCTCCAAGCGATATGCGAACACCTCGAAGCCTGTAGCTGGGGCTACATCCCTAACCTGTTGATAAACGTTCCGCCGCGCTTTTCTAAAAGCACGCTCTGCGGCGTAATGTTCCCGGCTTGGGTTTGGGCGCAGAATGAAAGCACGTCACTGGCAGGGCCGGGCGCGCAGTTTCTGCACGCGTCTTACGCAATGAACCTGGCGCTACAGGATAGCGTCAAATGCCGCACGCTCATTGAGAGCGATTGGTATCAGCAGCGGTGGGGCGAGCGGTTCAAGCTGGTCGCGGACCAAAACACCAAAACGCGGTTTCAGAATGACAGGAACGGCATTCGCAACACGACGTCGGTAGGGGGCAGTACAACCGGCCTTGGCGGCTCCTACCTGATTGGCGACGACCTTAACAACTCGGCTGAGGCGTACTCTGAGGCTATCATTCAATCGACCATCGATTGGTGGGATCGCGCCTGGTACAACCGCCTTAACAATTCTCGCCCCGGCAAGGGCTGCCGCATCGTGGTGGCGCAGCGGCTCAGCGAGCGGGATATTTCCGGCCACGTCCTTGAAAAGCAGATTGGCGATTGGACGCACCTCTGTTTGCCAATGCGCTATGATCCGTCGCGCTCGTTTCATACGGTGCTGGTGCCTGAGTGGGCGGCGGATGACGGCGAGGCGGTTCTGTGGGCAGACCCCCGCACTGAGCCGGGCGAGCTGCTTTGGCCTGAGCGGTTCAATGAGGATCAGGTTATCCTCTTGGAGCGCACGCTGGGGCCGGCGGCAGCCAGCGGTCAGTTGCAGCAATTGCCACAGGTTGCTGGCGGCGGCGTCATCAAGTCCGAATGGTGGCAGCTATGGGCGCCCGAGGAATTCCCGCCGGTTGACTTCGTGGTGGCGTCACTGGACACGGCTTACACGCTTAAGCAAGAGAATGACTACTCGGCCCTGACCGTTTGGGGCGTTTTTTACGGCAACCGCGAGACCATGACGACGCGTTCGGTCAATCGGTACGGGCATGAAATTCTCGATACCGCGCCCGCGCAATTCCGCTCCGACTTGGACGCCATTCCCAAAGTCATTCTCATGGGCGCGTGGCAGGATCGCCTTGAGCTGCACGAGCTGGTTCAGCGAGTGGCCAAGACCTGCCGCGAACTTCAGGTTGACAAGCTGCTGATTGAGAACAAGGCCGCCGGGCACTCGGTGGCGCAGGAAATCCGCCGCCTGTTCAACCATGAGAATTGGGCCGTCCAGCTTCATGATCCCAAGTCAATCGACAAGCTGGGGCGTCTCTATAGCGTCCAGCATCTTTTCGCTGAAGGCTTGATCTTCGCCCCTGATCGGTCGTGGGCGGACATGGTGATCACGCAAGTCGCCAACTTCCCCAAGGCCGCGCACGATGATCTGGTCGATACCGTGAGCATGGCCTTGCGCCACCTGCGCGACTTGGGCTTGCTTGTGCGCAGCCCTGAGCGTATGGCTGCGCTGGACAGTTCTCAGCGGTTGTCGGCGGTGCCCGACAACAAGCCGCTTTATCCGTCGTGAGGGGTTATGCAGCGCGTATTAGCCAACGCTATTGTGGACGTCCTCCGGTCTCCGTCGCCTGTCGGGCTGGGGTCGTACCGCGTCGAGGTGTGGGGCAAGCAGCCCCATGATTACGTTCGCGTCTATACGATTGACGCGGCGTCGGATAGTATTGCGGCGCAGGAAGGTCTGCGCCAGTTTGTCGAGGAAGTCGAGACGCTGATCGCGCAAGAGGATTGACACATGGCTATGACACCGGGGCTCTCGCCTAGTATTCGCCAACCCGCCCCGGAAGAACCGCCGGCCTTCACTGAGGACGTGGTGGTCGAGGTGATCGAGGACGTGGATCAGCCTGTGCTAGACCAGCAAGGCAACATCCTCGAAATTCAGCACGGCGACGGCTCCATCTCCATCAGCCTTGATGGCCGGCCGATTGACGAAGGGCGGTCCAAGGCCAAGGGCGGATGGTTCGACAACCTGGTGGATCAGATTGACGATGCCGAACTGGGCCGGATCGCTGACGACTTGCTCCGCGGCATTCAAGACGACATTGATAGCCGCAAGGAATGGGTCGAGGACCGGGCGCAGGGCCTCAAGCTGCTCGGGATTAAGCTTGAAATTCCCGGCCTCGCGGGCGCTGCTGACGGCGCGCCGGTCGAGGGCATGAGCAAGGTGCGCCATCCGCTGCTGCTTGAAGCCGTGCTGCGGTTTCAGGCCAACGCTCGCAGCGAGCTGCTGCCGACCGATGGGCCGGTCAAGATCAGAGACGACGGGCATAACGCCAGCACCGCGCGCAATGCGCTGGCTGAGGCTTTAGAGCGTGATCTAAACCACTACCTGACCGCGACTGCGTCTGAGTATTACCCCGATACTGACCGTATGCTGTGGATGCTGGGCTTTGGCGGCACGGCGTTCAAGAAAGTCTACTTCTGCCCCCTGCGCAATCGCCCGGTTAGCGAGACCGTTGACGCTGACGACCTGATCGTCAACAACGCGGCGACTGACCTGCGCAACGCCAAGCGTGTGACGCATCGCGTTTACATGAAACCGTCAACCGTTCGCCGGTTGCAGATACTTAACGTATACCGCGACACTGATCTAATGCGCCCGGCGGCGCCCCAGCTTGATAGCGTGCAGCGCGAGCAACTGAGCCAGCAGGGCATTAGCCCGGACAGTTACAACCCGGATGATCGCGACCGCGAGATTTACGAGTGTTACTGCGAACTGGACGTTCGCGGGTTTGAACACAAGTTCAAGGGCAAGGAAACCGGCCTTGAAATCCCCTACCGCGTCACGATTGACGTCACGTCCAAGCAAATTCTTTCGCTTGTCCGCAACTACGACGAAGTGGACGGCGAGCTGCCCGAGGCGCGCACAAACTTCGTCAAGTACACGTTTGTTCCAGGAATGGGGTTCTATGATGTTGGCCTGTTGCACATTCTTGGGAACACGACTAACGCGATTACTGCGGCGTGGCGTGAGCTTCTTGACGCTGGCATGTACTCAAACTTCCCTGGCTTCTTGCTCGCGGACACTGGAGCGCGCCAGAATACGAACATCTTTCGCGTGCCTCCGGGCGGAGGCGCACTTGTTAAAACTGGAGGCATGTCGCTCAGCGAAGCGGTGATGCCGCTGCCCTACAAGGAACCGTCCGGCGCGCTGATGGCGCTGGTCGAGAACATGGCGCAGACCGGAATGCGGATCGGTGGCACAAGCGAGCAGCAGGTGGGCGAGGGCCGCGCCGATGCCGCTGTGGGCACGACGCTGGCGCAAATCGAGCAGGCGACGAAGGTGCTGAACGCTGTTCATAAGCGGATGCACGCGGCGCAGGCGGAGGAATTTCAGTTGCTCGTGCGCTGTTTCCGCGAGCATCCCGAAAGCTTCTGGCAGCGGTGCAAAAAGCCGTCGATCCAGTGGAATGAGCAGGTGCTGCTTGCGGCCCTCGATGATTGCGAGCTGGTGCCGCAGGCTGACCCCAACACGGCGAG